CAGCGAGCGCATCTTCGTGCCGAGCGGATCGTACTTGTCGAGGATTTTTTGAGTGTCGGCCGACAGCGCGACGGCGGAGCTGCCGGCTCCCTTCATCGACGCGTCGACGCCGGCCATGTTCTGCTGCCAGTTGCGCGACGCGGCGGTGTTTTGCGCGATCGAGTTGCCCAGGCGCGTTTGCGCCGCCGTACCCACGTCGGCGGCGACAGCGACCTCTTCTATTGCCGCGGCCTCGGCCAGCGACGCGGCGACCATGTCGCGGATGCGTGCTGTCGCCAGAGCGTCCGCGTCGGCCAGCTGGGCAACAGCGTCCGCCTGCGCGCGTGTGGCGCCGGAACCAACATCAAAGGCGCCAGCCATCGCTTCTTGCGCGCTGCGCATGGCGTTGAGGCGCGTGATCAGACTGTCAGCCTCATCACCAACGCCATTCAGGGCGGCCTTGTGCAGCAGCAGTTCCTGGCTCGTCATGCCGAACGTGGCGATTTCGTCCTGCAGCGACTTGATCAGGCGCGCGCCCGCATCGGTGGCCTGCGCCGCACCGGCTGTGACACCGGCCCACGAATTGACGATCGTCTGCGCGGAGCTTTGCACCGTCCCGGTGGCGGCGCTCATATTCGCCGTCAGGCCATCCGTGTTCGCGGACAGATTGAGGACGAGCTGGCCTACTGTTACTGCACCTGGCATGCGATTCTCCTGGCGCCTCTACTGAGACACCTTGTTGGGGTGGTTCCAGACTGCGAGCGCCGCGCGCTCCATGGACTGCACGCCGACGATCACGTCGCGTCTGTTTTTCTTCTTGATGCCGACGGCCTCGAAGGCGATCGGGAAGGCGCCATATTCCAAACCCTCGCGCCGCGGCGACATGCCGCCCCCCGTCCAGCGCCACTGCGTGGCCATGGACAGGAAGACCAGCAGCGTTTTCCAGTTCTCGGGGTAGACTTCGAATTTTTCGGGCTCGTCGTCGGCGATATCGACCCATTCCTCCGCCTCGCCGATGTCGATGCCGAAGGCGGCAAGGTCATCGACGGCGGCAGCGCCGTCATCCCTGCCGCCACGCGCCCAGAACGCGGCGGCATCTTTTAGTTTTTTGCGCGGGCGCCCGTCGCGATCTCGTTCAGGGCCGTATTGAGGGCGCGCAGCAACGCGAAGCCGTTCGCGCCGCGCGCGCCGGCCAGCAGGTTTTCGCGGGAGAACTCGATCGGCTGCTTGTCCTCGTCGACGACGGATTTCCAGCCGGTCATCAGCTTCACGATGTTGTCGACGGAGGCGGCCTTCCAGGCGTTCGGGCCCGGCGTGACGTCCTCGGCCGGAAGCGCCGCGTCGGCGGCCAGGGCCTCGCGCTCGTCATCGCTCAGGCGCTTGAAAATGCCGGTGAATTCGAATTGGGTGATCTTGCCGCCGTCGCTGGGGACGTCGACCTTGACCGGCCAGTTGATGGTTTTGTCTGCTTCGGATTTCAGGATGAACATGGTGTTACCTTTCGCGGGAGGTGAAAAATGCCCGTGTCTGGTCCGCCGGCCCCGCGAAGGGCGGGGCGAACCAGATCGGTGCAGGGGATGGCTTGCGCCAGAGATCAAAGGAAGCAGAGCGTGATTTCGTCGTTGCCGTTGACGGGGATCATGTCGGCCTTGGTGGTCAGCATCGTGATGCCGTCCTTGTCGGCGTAGGCCGGCGTGGTCAGCTGCACGTTAGGCGCGTCGATCTTGACCTTGTTGCCGGCGACTGTGCCTTGCGTGACCGAGAAGGGGCCGAGCAGGACGTTTTTGATGTTCAACCACCAGTTCTGCGCGGCCACGGTCGTCGCCTCCGCCGTGATCGAACCGCTGACCTTGCGGTCGGTGATGATGACGGTCTCGGAACCACCTACCAGCGAGCGGAACACGACGTTGTTGCCGAAGTCGAACGACATATCACTGCCGACCGCGCCGGCGAAGCCGGCCACGACCAGGCCGGTCGTATTGCGGTTGTTCACGGCCAGCGGCGCCTTAAATGCGGACAGCGTGACGGCCGGCGTGGTGCCGTCGGCGACGTCGACGTACAAGCCCGACAGCGTGAAGCTGAACATCGGGATGCCTTGGGCCGTCATCTTGACCTGCACGGTGCCGCGCGCGCCCAGCAGTTTGTGCACGACGGTGTCGACGACGCAGGTCACCGTGACCGACTCGAAGCTGGTCGAAATCGGCTGGTACACCACCTGGGCGCCGATAGAATAGACCGTCGTGACGTCGGCGGCAACGGCAAGCGGCGCTGTGAAGGTGGCCACCTTAGTGGCGCCAACATAGGAGGCGATAACGGCAGTCGCCGGGCTGGCCGAGCCGCCGGTCAGGGCGATGGTCATACCGTTGTAGGCGCCGTCCACGGACGACGCGGGCGCGGCCAGCGTGATGGAGGTCAGGGAGCCTGCCGTGGCTGTGCCGGTGACAGCGGTAGCGAGGATCGTTTCGGACAGGCCGCAGGCGCGCAGCAGCACGCCGTAGGCCGGCACGGTGCCGGCGGTGCCGGAGCCGGCCATTTCGACGTCGAAGGCCAGCTTTGCGTAGATGGCGGCCAGCACCGAAGGATTATTGCCGAGGTAGGCCTTGATGTTGGCGCGCTCGACGAGTGTCATTTCCATCGGCGAGACCGTCAGGTTGCTCATCAGGATGGCGTTGGCGCCGCCGGTCGGGCTGGCGTCGACACCATAGGTCGTTTCGATCTTCGCCAGGATGGCGCGTTTACGGGTCAAGAGGGACATGGTTACTCCGTGGTGGTGGTAGGGGTGTCAGCCGGAGCAACCGGTTGGACGGGCGTAAAAAAACCCGCCGGGGCGGGTTCGATGGGTTCTGGCTGGCGCGTGGGTGGCGCGGCGCCGGCCTGCGGTTCCTCGGTGCGGCCGAGCAGGCGACGCTCGCCGGTCAACTCGTCGATGGCGTAACTGCCACCGACGCCACTGTTTTGATCGTTCATGCCGTTCCTTCCTCGACTCGGTATTTGATTTGGTAGGCCACGCGGGTGATGCCGGCGGCGGGATTTTCGGCGTCGATGGCGCGCTGGATCTGTTTCACGTTCAAGTCGACAACGAAATCGGACAGGCCCAGCTGGCGATCGGCATACAACGCCTCGTGCGCGGCCTTGCGGGTAGATTCGGGCGCCAGTTTCGGGTTCTCGCCGTCGGCCCCGATCAGCAGGTCGAAATTCAGGTTCCAGTAGATGTAGCCTTGGCCGAACACGGGGTCGGCCAGCTCGTCGCCGACGTCGATCACGATGCAGGGCTTGTATTCGAAGCTGTACAGCGCGTCGGTGTCGTCGCGCACCGTCAGGCCGGCGCCCTTCAAAATCGTCACGATCTGCGCAGTAATGGTTTCGGTCTGCGTCATCAGGGTTCCCTGTAGTGGATTTTGAATTTCGAATGCGTGAAGTAGATGCGCGTCTCGCCGTCGTGGTCGTCCGTGTCGAACAACCAGAAGCAGTCGTCGACCTGCACACCGGCCACAGTCACTAGGCGCGCGCGGTCGAGCGCTGCGGATGCGGCCTTTACGATCGCCGCCGCCTCAATGCGCGATTTCGACCAGGTCGACACCTGCATCTCCGCCCAGCAAATACCGGGGTTTGATACCGATCCAACCTCGTTTCCTCCGTCGGTTTTCTGGAACGTGACGGCGGGATATACCGGGTTATCGGGCAGCACGTCCGGGTAGAGACGCGTTCCGATCAGCGCCGTCAGCGCGCCGGCTTGGCCGAGCAGCCCGCGCACGGCGATGTATTCGTTCATGCGAGATCCGATTCGAGATTGGCGCTGATGGTGGCTACGACCATGTCGATGGCGTCTTGCGCGCGCTCGCGCAGCGCCGGCGCCATGTAGGGTTTGGCCGGGGTATTGCTGGTCGACGCGGCACGCTGCTCTTGCCTGCTCCGGCGACCGCCCTTGAGCGCCTCGCCGAGCTTGCGGTTGATGTGCCCCTGCTCCACCCACAGCGCGTAATAGGCCGACTGCGCGCCGAACTTGCGCGACTGAGCGCTGGTAAGCGTGCCGGCCACGACATTGAAGACGACGCGCGTCGGCGAGCCGCGGCGCGGCGTCGTGCGGATCGACGCGTTCAATGCGCCGGTCAGCTCGTTCGGGCCGCCAGCGCCGTCAAAATTGGCCTTGGCCTGGTCGCGGATCAGGTTGGCGCCCTGACGCAGGCCGGCGCGCAGGCTGCCCGCGACCAGCTTGGCAGGCAACCCCTGCAGCCGGCCGATCACATCGTTCAGGCCGTCAAGTTGGAGGTCAGCCATCGCTGAGCCCCTCCGAGCAGGACAGTTGCAGCGCGTCGTGGCGCTCGCCTGGGTCGATCGATGCGTGGATGTTGAAGACCCGCGTGCCGTACAGAATCCGGTTCTTGGCCATCGCCAGTGGATCGGCGAACTGCGCCTGATAGCGAATCGTGACGAGGTGCGTCACCTCGGACAGGGTCGCTTGCGCCTTGATCAGTTCCCGGCCGCTGAGCGGCTCGACGTCGGCCCATACTGTGGTGATCGTCGCCCAGTCGGTTAGGGGCTGACCCAGCGAGTCCTGGCCGGCCGCGCGCGCCTGGATCTGGACGCGACGCCGGAGGTTCCCCGCGCGCATCAGTACACCGCAGCGTTAAACGGGTCGAGCAGGCCGTCGACGTAGGGCAGCGCTTCGATTTTCCCGCGTGTGAGAATCGCCACCTCCTCGCGGTTTTCATAGATCGAGCCCATGCGCAGCAGCATCCACGACCGGATGCCCTCGGGTACGACGCCGATATAGGTGCGGCCCGAGCCGGTATCGCTGAAACTCACCGGCGCGCCGGCCGCGTCGGTCAGCGTATAGGTTCCGTTGCCCGGTGCGGTGGCGACGGTGTAGGTTTCCTCGGTGTTCATCGGCGCAGGCGCAGCGCCGCCGGAATTGTAGAACTGCACCTGGTCGCCAACGGACCAGGTCACCGGACCGGCGACGCTGAAATTCGCGCCCGGCGCCGCCACGGTGATCGGCGACGCGTAGCCGACGTCGAAGGTGATAAAAACAGACGCGATCTGCGGCATCGGGATGGGCCAGATCTTGCCGAAAACCGGCGTGATGACGGCCGGCGTCAGCGCGGCGTTGACGATATAGTCCGCCGGCGGCATGGTCTGCAGGTCGCCGTTCATGTCGATGTATTCGATCGAGATGACGTCGACCAGCGGAGAGCGCGGCAACTGGATGGCGAATGACGGCACAGCGCCGCGCGTCATCAGGCTGGGGTTACACCAGTCGGAACCCGGAAACGCGTTCAGCACCAGCTTGTAACGCGCGTGCAGCAGCTGCAGCTTGGTGCGCATCTCGGCCGTCTGGCGCGCCACGGCGATCAGCAGCTTCAGCTTGGCGTCGTCGTCGGCATAGTCGATGCGGCGGTCGGCGCGCGCCTCGAGCACGTTGATGCACTCCCCCACCGGTGCAATAAGGCAGATTTCTGGCACGCTGACTCCC